GAACATGAACTACGCCAACCACTACGGCTACAGCGACGTGAACCCTTTCGAGATCGTGCGGCGCGTGAGCGACAAGACGCTCGAAATACGCGCCATGAAGGCTGAGCGCGACCCCTCGTGGAAGCCTGACTTTGTCCCCGGCGGCTTCTTCGGCACGGTGGTCAACCAGAGCAGCCAGCAGTGGCTGATCAAGAGCGACCCGGACGGTCGCGTTGTCCGCATCCGCCTTGGCAAGCACGGCTGGAAGGATGCCGCGAAGCGGCGCTATGGCCTGTCCGACGAGCCGGTCAAGTTCTACGACTACAACTTCTGACAGGTCGAAACCGGCGTGAGCCGGTCTGGCAGTGATGCTGCCACTGACGAGACCAACAACATCAACACAACTGTGAGGCTATATGCAGATCGTCGACCAACTGGGTGCGCTCAACGCACAAATCTCCGCCCTCAACCAGCAGGCTGAGGCCATCAAGAAAATCCTGCGCGACTCTGGCGCTGGCGAGTACCGCGGCGAGGTCTTCCGCGCCGTCGTCTCTGAACGCGCTTCGAGCCGAATCGATTCGACCAAGGTGCGCAAGATTCTGACCGACGAGCAACTCGCCGAAGTCGTGTCGGAAGTGCGCTCCACCAGCGTCTCGCTGTTCGACCTGTGAGGTGATCGATGGACGCATTCCTGTTCTACGCGCCACGCATGGCGCTCGCACTGGCCGTGTTCGCACTGGCCGGATACATCGCTTTCGGTTGGCTGGATGAGGAGGATTCGCAATGAAACACGAAAACGAAGAAGTCGATCGGATTGTCGAGCGACTGTTCAAGTACATCGAGCAGGCATCGAAAGATGGCTACGTGGTGTCTGAATCCTGCGTTCGATCGCAGATCACCTACGTCTACCAACTCGGCCACTTCGATGGCCGGATCAAGGGCATCAAGGAGATGGCCCGATAGACCGAAACAGGCTCGCCGTGAGGCGTCCCTGTCGCAGCGTGATGCGCTGCCTGACGATGGTCAGACAATCAACAACAACTGTGAGGCTCCCATGATCAACCAAATGTCCAAGGCCCAACTCGTCGAGTTGGTTCGCCGGGTGTCCGGCTCCGCTGGCGACTACGCTCGCAAGTCCAAGCAGGACTTCATCGAGCAAGTGGCCGCTCTGCCGCAGGAGAAGGTCGCTGAGGCGATTTCCTCGATGGGCCTGATCTCAGGCTCCCTCGCACCGATCGCGGCTCCTACGCCTTCTGCGGCGGTCGAGGTGCCCAACGTCGAGGTGGTCGCTCGCAAGTCGCTGCGCGAGGTCTTCGGCATCCGCGGCAAGCACGGTGCGTACGAGGTCGATGTTTACAACGACCCTGCAGCCCCCGCGCTCGACCCGTTGTACAAGTTCAACGCGGAGCAACTGTTCACTGCTGTGACGGCTGTTGCCCGTGGCCGCAACGTGTGGCTGGCTGGCCCTGCCGGCACCGGCAAGACGGAGTTCGTGCGCAACCTGTGCGCTGGCCTTGGTCGCGCCTTCGTCCGCGTGTCGTTCGACAGCGGTGCTGAGCGCTACGAGTTCATCGGCGGCGAGCGTGTCAAGAACGGCTCGACCGTCTACCAGCACGGCATCATCCTGCGCGGTTTCGTGCGCCCCGGTGCAGTCATCCTGCTCGACGAGGTGTCGTTCGCTCGACCTGAGTACCTGTCGGCGCTGCATGCGCCGCTGGAGCCGGAGGGCGTGGTCACGGTGCCTGAGACTGGCGAGGTGATTCGCAAGGCTCCGGGCGTGGTGTTCATGGCTGCGGACAACTCGAACGGTCGCGGCGACTACACCGGCATGTACGCCGGGGTGCGCGAGATGAACGTCGCGTTCGTCAACCGCTTCGCTCGCACGATCGAGTTCAGTTACCTGCAATCGGCGGACGAAGCGCAGGTCATCAGCAGCCGCACTGGCGTCCACAGCAACCTGTCGACGCTGATCGTGAGCATGCTGTCGGTCATGCGGCAGGCTGGTCAGTCTAGCCAACTCGACCATGTCCCGACGCTGCGCGAGGCGTTCTACCTTGCTGAGGCGCTGGCCGACAAGGTGCCGCCGCGACTGGCATTCGAGCAGACGATGGTCAATCGAGCATCGCCTGAATCGCGTGAAGTCCTGCAGCAGATATGGAAAGCGAACATGTCGGACGCTGGTATCGAGGCCGCGATGGCTGGTCTCGCGCCGCCTGTCGTCACGCCCGACGTGGTCGATGTCAACTCCCCAAATGCGCCCGAAGCGGCGTGAGGAATCGTCATGCAAAAGATTAAATCGGCGACCGTCAAGGCCGCGGCACTTGTCCACTCGCAGAAGCAACTGCGAGCGCTGCTGGGCAGCGATGCCGTGTTCTCAGGGGCCGGCACTGTCACCTTCGGCGGCGAGATTGCCTTCGCCCAGTGGGCGCTCACTTCCGACCGTAGCAGGGTGATGACCTACCGCATCAACTACCCCAGCATGCCCGACAACTCGTTCGTGTCGCGCATCGAGGCAGACCTGATCGCGGCCTACACCAGCCACGAGGTCGGGCACGTCGCGTACACCGACCAAAGCAGCCTACTCCGGTACTCAGGCCCGGAGTATTCTCTGCTGCGGAATCTGTGGAACGGAATCGAGGACGGTCGCATCGAGCATGCGGTGATTGCGTCCGGTCGCGCAAACGGTGCGCGGTCTGGGTTCAAGCGACTGATGTCGCAGTTCACGTCCAAACTCGATGACAAGTTCAACCCGACATCGATCAACAGTGCGCCATTCGCGCTCGCGCTGATCAGTCGGGCCGCGCTGGGTGACGGCAACGGTTTCGCCAAGAAACTGCTCGACCGAATCCCGGAGCCGAAGCGCAGCCTGTACAAGGCGGTCGCTGACGCGATGCCAAGCCTGTCGCTGGATCGCGACGGCACTGGCCAAGCGCTGGGGCTGGCGATGCAGTTCCTCGAAGGCTGGAAGGCCATCGAGCCTGTCGACCAGAGTGCCGACAGCCGGCAGCCGTGGGAGCAGCAACAGTCACAACAGCCACAACAGTCGGAAGACGACGACTCTGAGTCGGGAGACTCCGACGAGTCGTTCGGTTCCGAAGACGGCGACAGCGATGCTGCTGAACTCGCTCAGGCTGAGGCTGAGATGTCTGAGACGACTGAAGCCGGCGAGGCCGACAGCGCTCCTATGCCTATCGAGTCCGGAGACGACGAAGGCGAGGACGGCGAGGCTGTCACCAACAACGGCGGCGATGAGCCGTACGAGGACAGGCAGGAACAGTACGACGAACAGTTGTGCAAGTCGCCTGAGCCTGACATCGATGACGTGTTCAAGCGTATCCGTGAGCGCACGATGGTGCCGATCTCGTTGGCGTCTGCCCCGCCTCCGGGCCGCAGTGAAATGCGCCGCTGGACATCGATGCAGAAGGACGATGCCGGACTGCGTCGAGCAGCGCGTACGCTGTCGAAGACGGTGTTGCCGGCGCTGAAATCGCGTCTGTACCAGATCCTCAAGGCTCCTGAGCGTTGCGGCTGGGACAGCGGGTCGGTCAGTGGCCGGTTCGATGGCCGCCGTGCGCCGCGCATGCTGAGCGGTAGCGAGTCGGTCTTCAAGCGCCGCTGGGTCAGCGAGGGCATCGAGACTTCGGTGTCCATCATGGTCGACATGTCTGGCTCGATGGCCGGACAGAACGCCAAGAACGCCGCCCAACTTGCTTGGACGATCGCTCAGGCCGCAGAGACGGCTGGCGCTGAGTGTGAGGTGGTTGGCTTCCGATCACCCAGCACCTACGACCACGTCCAGTACGGCGGCGGTCGCGACATGTTCGGGAATCTGCTGGGCGGCAATGATAGAGACTCGTCCCGTGCCGGCGTCCTCGTGGTCGCCAAGCGCTTCGAGGATCGTGCTGGCCAAGTCCCTCATCACTTCGTGAGGATGGGACAGATCGCGAGCGGCGGCACCCCGGACTACACCTGCCTACGCGCAGTTGTTCAACAACTGTCGCAGCGTAAGTCGGGCCGGCGTCTGGTGATCGTTATCACCGACGGCTTCGGCGAGTCCCAGAAGGTGCTGCAGATGACGCGCTGCAGCAAGGCGATGTTCGATGTCGAGGTCATCGCCTTCGGCATCGGCACGTCGAATGACCTGCTCAGTCAGGCGTACGAGTTTGGTGCGGCGGTACGCCACGCTGGCGACCTGCACTCAATCGCTCTGCGTAAGGTGATCGAGCAGTTGAAGGCCGGTGACACCCGGCGGGTAGCCTAACTTGCGGGGGGCTTCGGCCCCCCTTTTTTAAGGACAAGGCTTCCCCGCTGTCGGTGCGCAATATAGTTATAGTTGGAATGCACCTACCACAGATTCTAATCCCTTGACTAGGGCACTTGCAAGTTTCTTGGGTCGACTTGATGCATCGACCATCTAGCGGTCACTCAAGTTGCCGGTTCACCTGCCTCCGGGCAGTGTGGAAAGCATCGCCGGCAATCTCCTTGGCTAAGTCCACCCGCTTAGTCCACCAAGCCTGAGAGTCATCAGGCCCAAGTCCCATCTGCTGGCTACGCCAGTGCCACTCAGGGACAAACTCCCCCACCCCCTCACACAGCGGACAGTCCTGCTCCTTCTGGTCTGCTGAGTCTAGCCCGTAGTTCAGAAGCGTCTTGCCGGTGCCGTTGCACCCGCGGCAGGCCTTCATCATCCATTCGATCAGCCCCTGCCTCGACGCCCTCTGGGCGGCCTGCCAGCCGATGCCCCAGTTCCTGCGCCGGCATGCCTTCTTTAGCACCCTAGCCAGTTCGTCCGATGCTGGCCGCAGTTCTTCAGCGAACCCGCCACTGATCAGCATCTGCAGGGTGGCCCCAAGTTTCGAGGCATGCGCCAGTGCGGCAACGAGATCGGCATCGAAGTGCGTCTCGTCGCTCTTCAGGTTTTTGGAATTCAGCGCGGTGCCGATGCGCTCGTTACTTGGCATTGGATAGTTCCTCGATGAACTCTATGACCAAGGTGTCGTCAGGCTTTGGCCACATCACGAGAGGCGCGTCATCGCCAATGCAAAGTCCGATGATGTTGTAACTGATGTACTCCTCCGCTTCCTCGCGAGACATCCTGCTGCTGTCCATCAGTATCTCAACGATCTTGCTTCCGTCATAGATTGCTCGATGCACATGGCCGTCTGCGCAACACGCAGATGCCGTGCCAACTATCGCGTTGTCGAATCCGTAAAGAGTAATCATGGAACACCTCGTTGTATTTTGTCTTTCATGGTTTCAATGAAATGCTCAAGTCTCAGCATGACCAGCGGTCGAGTGTCTCCATCGACACGCATGATCACAATCGGAATCTCACCCGGCTGCACACCGGTCTCGCACTGCTCGATGAACTCAGTCACCGCCAGTTTCTTTCTTCGCTTCACCTCGATGCGGTAGGGATAGACGCTTATATCTTCCCCCGAATCCCTCGCCTGCCCCAGTTTGCGTTTGATCTCCATCCCAAGTTGTTCGCTTAGAAAGTTTGCGACTTCGCGCTCTGTCTCTGCGCCTCGTTGGCGTTGCCTCTTTCCCATCTTTCTTCCTCCTCTCGTATTCTGCTAACCCATCGATCATTGCGTTTGCGACATTCATTGCCACCCTGACTGACGAGTAGTGGTCGACGAAAACGTTGTCGATGTCTATGCCTCTGCGCTTCTGCAGATTATGGTAGGAGTGGGGTATCCCTCCGGTGTTCTCCATCCCGCATATCGGGCATCGCTTTCTACTCACGCCTCACATCCAGATAACCGTTATCGAACAGCCAGCCGATCGTCTTCCGATGCGCGGCCTCCCACTGCTCAAGCTTTTCAGTCCTCGTCATGCGATTGCGCTGGTCGATTTCCATGTGGCAGTCGTAGCACAGGAAGGCGACACGATAGTCGGCAGCCTTGTGCCCGATGCCCTTGCCATCACGTTGCTGGTTGCTGTGTGCCGCGACAACTGTTCCGCAGTTGTGTCTGTCGCACATCATGCACTCTGTAGCGTGACGCGCTACATCGAGCAGCCTTCGATTCCGGTAGGTCATAGCGAGACGGCGTTCTTCTCGCTGCGCCACTTGATGTACGGCTTCTTAATCTTCTGCTCGAAGGCAACAGCCGCATCGCCTGTATCCAACTGTCCGCGGCTGTTCACTCTACAGGCCTTGAGCATTCGCTCACGAGCCTCGCCTGCGTCATTGGCCTTCGCCCAGAACAGGAAGTCGGGATCGTTGCACCACAGATAGGCCAACTGTGAGTTGCGCTGTTCCTGCCTGACCGGCTGCTCGTCATCTCCGATCTCCGCCAGTGCGCACATGAAGCGCTGGCCCGATCGCTTGCCGGCCTTGATCGTGAAGTCCTTGAACGGGTGCGAGTCTGAATCCTCAGCCAGCAGGAACGTCACCGTCCTGCCCCGTGTGCTGCTGTCTGCCCAGCCAAGCAGCATGATCTCCCCATGAAACACAATCTGAGTTTCGTCCATACATCCTCCTCACTTGTATCTTGTCGACTGTCTCACCAACTGTTTTGCTGTTAGCTTTTTGCCCTTCTTAACCTTCGGCTCTTCAATGTAGAACCCGGCGCGATACTCCGCGCCCGATACGCCTTCAGGCCACACCTCGCCGACTGTAATCTCAGCCGACTCAAGTCGTGCAAGTTTTGCCGACGGGAATACATGCCTGACTGCGTCGGTAAACTCAGCGATGTCCGGGTTGTTCTGTCTTGCGGCCTTCAGCGCCGCGACCTGCTCAGTCGAATACTTCATCGCCAAGATCCTCAACGATCAGTGACGGCATTGGTTTGACACGAGCAGGCGGCTCCCACCGATAAGGCGATGCGCCCTGCTGGTCAGAGAAACTCTGCGCCCCCTGAGTCAGCCACAGCGCAGCCTTCCCCTCCCACTCGAAGTGACGCTGCTTGCCCCACTGCAGTACGCAATCAGGCAACTTCTTCGTGTCCTCCATCTCAACAGCCGACAGTTGTTTGTCCATCAGCTTTCGCTCCTTAGAGCGGTTGCGCCACACGATGCAGACGTTGTCGACCAAGTCAGTGATCGAGCCGCTGCCCTTCACGTCGAACTTGTTCGGCATGCTGAACTCGTCTTCACGTTTGCGTACGTGGGCGATCAAGTGGACGTGCATGCCGGTGTCCTGAGCGATCGCGCACACACTGTTCACGAAGTCCTTCTGGCCGTTGTAGTCATCGTCGCCGCGCACGACCTTCATCATTGAGTCGATGAAGAAGTGATCGATGCCAAGTTTGTTTCTCGCATACAGCATGACGCCGCGCAGTGTGTCCGGGTCGACGATGCCTTGCTGGTCGTAGATCCACAGCAGGTCGTCAGTCCATAGATGGAAGCGGCGGATGTAATCATGCTGCGGCAAGCCGTTCGCGGCAGACTGCTTGACCATGCGAGCCATCGTGGCCTCAGCCTTCATCTCGAATGACGCGATGCAGACCTTCTTGTTCTGCACCATAAGATGCAGCGCGACCTGACTGGTCACCAAGGTCTTGCCGTGTCCATTGATGCCGGCCCACAGAGTGACCTCGCCGGGGCGCATCTGAAAGTTGTCTCCGATGCGCTGCCACGGCGTGACGGGAGAGTTGTTCGCGCTCTCGCCGTGTATCCGGTCGATGACTGCATCAAGGAACTTTGAAGCAGGGACTACCTTCTCGCTGCCTTCAGCGTAGTCTAGGTACTCTTTGAAGTTAATGGTATCTGGGATCAGTTTCACAGGCGACTTCCGATAAGAATTTTTGGAATTGATTGTTTTGGAAATCCATCCAGTACTCGTTGTCCAAGGCCCACTTCCATTGAGTCTTGGCTATCTTCCCCTGTACCCATGCATCGATGGAATCCGCTGTCGGGAAGTAGTACAGCGAGCCGCCCTGCTCAGCATCCGGGTGATAGTAAAGCAGAGGCCTAGCAACATGCTTGAGTAGTTCAATTGCATGGCGCTCGAAACTCGACATGCCAATCGGGCAAACGATGCACGTTGTCATGCGAGCAGCAAAGCGCCAGTCGTATGTCTCCTCCGGCCTCGCGTACACCACCGGGTCGTACGAGATGCGCGGCTTGTCGTAGAACGAAACGATAAGCGTGTCGTTGTATATCAAGCCCTTCATGCGCACACTCAGGATTCGATCTGCGTTCTGCGGGAGTTTCATTCACCCACCCCTCGCCCGAATCGCGGCGGCGCAACGCCTCGCCTCTGCATCTTCCCGGTTGTTGTCGCCCATGTGCCGCGCCTCACACACCCTCGCACACGCCTCGCGCTCATGGGCGGCAACGAGGGCGGCGAAGCGCATAAGGTCATCCGAGTAGCCACCCCATCGGCAAAAAGGTTTCTGCGTTAGCCCCGCCTCTTTCGCCATGCGGATGATGTCGTCGCGGGTCATGACACCACCCATACAGCACGGCCACCTGTTGGTTCGTACTTGTCCTTGTTCAAGTAGATATACGCTTGGCCCTGTTGCCCTGCGTTTTGCACATACACCATAAGACGGTCATCGCTCTTTATTTCGTTTACCACTGCCAGACACCCGCCAAACCCATCCACCGACGGATTGATCTGCACAATGTCGCCTAGCTGTAATTCGGTCATCGCGGTTGCTCCTGTTTTGGCAGCAACAACACCTCAGTCGTTGCGGGAATGTGCCAAACGTTGCCCTCATCGTCGGTGCAGTACGAATACATGCCGTCGATGCGCTTGAAGTTTAGTTCCTTGCCTGTGACCAAAGAGATCCGGCTGTTTCGCGGTACGTCGTAGAGTTTCATTTCGGTTGCTCCTCCTTCCAAATCCTGTAGTCGTATTGCTTGATGCCGCGGTACACGGCGGTTGATAGGTGGTAGTGCGGAACACCCCACTGCTTGATCAAGTCGCGGTACTTCACGCTTCGGCCATTCGCCTTTTGCTTGCGGTCAAGCAGGATCTTGTACTGATCGTACGTGAGCGCGACCTTTTGGAATTTCATATTGCATTGTCCCAAGGGTTCTCAGCCTGCTTCTGCTCGTCCTCGTACCGACGCTGGTTCAGGTACGTGGTCGCATGCGGAATGAATCCGCGCTTCCACTGGTCGCTGGCCTTCATCGCTTCGACATGGGCGAGGATCTTTTCAACGTGCTTATTGGCATGGCTGCGCTTCCAAGAGGACAGCGCACCAGCCTTGGATGTCTTGACAGGGTAGGCAGACCAGAACCGCTCAAAGTCTGCGTCCGCCCCTTCAGGTACGCCTTTGCCCCTGCGCTTGAACTCCTTGCTCAGGAAGTCAGCAATCTCCAGAGCCTGATCGGCGTGAATGAAAAGCTTCTGCGGTTCCCCGTTGGGGACGATCTGCGTGACACAGGCCACCCGCGCCTCGCGGTTGACCGAAATCTTGATCGGGAAGTGATTGAGTTCCATGCGTCCTCCTCAAGCGAGAAGTTACATGGAAGGTTCAACAGGTGTCAATACTCTGTTTGAATTCTTTTTGAGTATGAGGCCAGAAGGATACTACTGAGGCCTCGTGATCTGACCCTGAGTGAGCAGACCTAGCCCATCCTAGATCTGCCTTCACACGCTGACCCGTCGGTCGCATGACCCGCCAGCCTTGTCGCTCTGGGGTGCTAGCCTCGCCGCCCCGCCCGGTGTTTCAAGCTATCCCACAGTACCGGTATAACCCCGCGCACCCTGTCGTTGTCACCGACGATGCGCGGGGGTTGCCTTTTTACTAGCAGGTCAGGCAGCCGTCAAGCTTTCTTTTGCCTCGACCGTCTCAGTCACAAACATGATTTTGTTGCGGCTGTTCAGGGCAGACTTGATGTAGTCCCAGTCCACGTCCTCAGCCCGGTTCATCAGCGTTCGGAAGTCCAGCTTGCCCCCGCTGTGCTTGTCCATAGCCACGGCTACGGCCAAGGAGGTCGTGGATGCGTTGCGGTAGATCATGGACGTGATGTACGCCCCGGTCGTTCCGCCCAGCCGGCCCAGATCCTCGCGCTCGCGCAGGTTCAATCCCTTGATGTATTCGATCAGCGTCATAAAGCCTCCATTTGAGTCCAGACTGCAGTGTACACGGGGGTGTTGACACGTTCAAATGGCAGGGGGTACACTCACGTCTAGTCACTAGGGAGGCACCCAATGGATGACCAACTAGACGACGGATCGCAGGCCTATCACGAGCAGGTCTCGATGGCCGAAAGGTTTTTTCACGAGAAGGAGGCGAAGATGAGTTTTATCGTTTCAGCAAACAACAGTGGCGGTGGTAGTGACTTTGCTCCCCCGCCGGCTGGTTCGCATGTGGCCCGGTGCTACCGGATCATCGACCTTGGAACCCAGACTTCTGTCTGGAAGGGCAGCGAGAAGAAGCAGCGCAAGGTTCTCATCAGTTGGGAACTGCCGGATGCTGTGATCCCTGACGGCAAGTTGGCCGGCAAGCCGTTCTCTGTCAGCGAGCGGTTCACTGCAAGCATTGGTGAGAAGAGCAAGCTTCGCTCTGTCCTTGAGAGTTGGCGCGGTCGCCAGTTCACCAAGGAGGAAGAGGCGCGGTTCGATATGAAGAACATCATCGGTGCGCCCTGCGTGGTCAACATCGTTCACGCCAACAACAACGGCAAGGTCTACGCGAACATCGCATCGATCATGCCGCTGCTTCCGGGCATGAAGGCAAGTCCGCAGGTCAACGAGAGCATGATCTTCTCTCTCGACAACTTCGATGCGGCTGCCTTCTCGTCCCTCTCCAAGGGTCTGCAGGAAGCCATCCAGAAGTCGCCTGAATACTCACGGGCCGTCGCAACAAAGGATCGCGTTGAACTCTCAAACGGTGGCGTTGAAGAGTTGAACGATGACATCCCTTTCTAAGTTTATGGAAGCCATGAAAGACTTGTTCGACTTCAGGACGAATGACTTGTTCGGCAGCCGTGGTCTGGCCAGATCGTCAGATCCGGACACCAGCCATGTCGCTGCCGCCAAGATCAGTACTGCCCGTCTTGAGGAGATGGTCTACGAGAAGATCCGTTCGTTTGGTTCGGCAGGCTGTGCGGCAGACGATGTCGTGCAGTTGATGCCGGACATCAAGAGCAACAGCATCACCCCACGGTTCGCCCCTTTGATCAAGAAGGGGCTGATCGTTGACAGCGGGAGACGCAAGCGGATCTCTTCGGGCAGTACGCAACGTGTCTTGGTTGCATCTTCATTCGTGAGGGAAGGCCAATGCTCACAAACAAACTGAACCTGCCGCGCTCGATTGTCGCTGCTGTCACCAACGATGGGTACAGCCGCGGCAAGTCTGACATCAGCGTCACTCAGCTGATCTCCCCGCCGTTCCAACGGAAATTGCGGGAGACTGTTGAGCCGCAGGAGGATGTCGCCGATCGGATCTGGTCTCTGCTTGGGCAGTCCGTACACACGGTGCTTGAGCGAGCCTACCCGGAGGGAACTACAGACGCAGTTGTCGAGACTCGACTGTTCACGACTGTTGAGGGCTGGTCTGTCAGCGGACAGATGGACGTCCTCGAAGCCGGCACCCTGATGGACTTCAAGGTCACGTCAGTGTGGTCGCGCAAGGGCAAGCCTGAGTGGGAACAGCAGTTGAATCTACTGGCCGCGCTGTGCCGTCGACAGATGGCGGAGACCGGCGATGTCAGGTTCAACGTCAACCGCATTCAGATCATTGCCATCTTCCGCGACTGGGTGCAGAGCAAGACGCTTGCCGGTGATGACTACCCGGAGTCTCAGGTTGCTGTGATCCCTGTCCCTCTGTGGACGGCGGAAGAGCAGGACAACTTCCTGAACGAGCGGGTTAGGCTGCATCAGGCTGCGCGTCCTGAGCCTTGCACCGACGAGGAGCGGTGGAAGACGAGTGACGTGTGGGCGCTGATGAAGGAGGGCAGGAAGTCAGCCGTCAAGCTGTTCAGCAGCGAGATGGAGGCGAACTCTGCGGCAGATTCTGCAGGCAATGGACACTCAGTGGTTCACCGTCGCGGTGAGTACAAGCGCTGTGCCAATTACTGCAGCGTCTCTCACGGGTGCCCAGTCTGGCAAAGCGTTCCATTCTGAGGTAACTGATGCGCTGTCCATCTTGCAACTCGAAGACGTTGATCTTCGATACGAGGATCAGTTACAGCGGCAGCGGTCACCCAATGACGATTCGCAAACGCCGCTGCATGAACTGCATGACTAGTTTTCAAACAACGGAGATTGTTAACGATGATGTCCCGGTCAAAAACAAAGAAGACGAAGAGCGCGAAGAAGAAGGCAGAGGTTCGTCTGGAGGAAGATCTCTCCCCAGAAACTCAGGTGTCTCGCGTGTTGCTGGTCGCAATGGTTGAGGCCTACAAGATCCTTCACGCCGGACTGCTTGCTGCAGGGGAAATCTCTGAAAAGGCAGAGAAGGCCGGCATCAAGCAGGCTCGATAAGTAAGGGGGCGGGGTATGTCTTATGAACTTGGTAGGAACGAGGATGAAATCCGAAGCGTCATGGATAGGCTGAAGCAGGAGGGCGGATTTCAAACCAAGATCGAGAGTCATGCCTCGCCCCCCGACATGGTTAACAAGCCACCGCATTACCAGATGCCCGGTGGCATCGAGACCATCGACTACATAGAAGCGGTACTTGCTCAGGACTACTTTAAGAAAGTACCGGGCATAGTCGCGCACTGCGTAGGAAACGTTCTGAAGTACGTGAGTAGGCCGACGAAGGGCAAGTTTTCGCAGAGCATTCGCAAGGCCGCTTGGTACTGCAACCGCGCAGCAGATGCGCTGGAGAAGATCGGTGAATGATCAGGGTATAAGACAGCTGTGGGCTAGTGTTATCAGCCAAGCCATCTGCGATATTGACCTTCGAGGAGACAGGGTCGTGCGTGCGCAGGCGGCGCGTTGGATAAACAGCGACTCCCAAGAGGCTGGTTCGCTGCGCTGGATCTGCGACATGCTGGATCTCGATGCGGAGAAAATTCGCATGCGATGCATGAGCCGCTCCGGCAGGAAGAGCCTTACCGGCAAACTGTTTTCAAGACGTGCGCTGGAAAAGCGCGTCGACTTCGAGGAGGAAAGCCGTGACTTATCTTTCGACTTTTACACAGAAGGTCAGTAGGTTTTGGTGGTGGCTGTGGACTGGGTACTACAGTATTGACGATGTCCGCAGGCGTATAGAGTCAGACGCTCGCAGGTTTGGCGGGAGGGTTCACTGGGATGAATGAGAAACTAACAGTTGGGATGAGCCGGTGCAGATGCAGCGGGTGCGGACACTACTTCAACAGTGTCGGCGCTTTCGATGAACATCGAATCGGGAATGTGATGGTAGATGGAGTGCGCAAGAAGATCCCCCGCAGGTGCCTTACCGTTGAAGAGATGGATGCTCGCGGTATGGTTGTAAACGCGAGCGGATATTGGGTGCGCGAGAAATGGGAGGGGGTGCCATCATTGACCGCAGAGGAGGCGGCATGAAGAGGAATAGAGATCAGTCCCGTGACCCGGATCGGGTTTACAGGGAACAAAGAAGGATAGCCACAGGCATTGCGGTGTTCCTGCTTTCAACGGTGTTCTTCTACGTTGTCGGCGTTGCAACAACAGTTGTTCTGCTGTTTAACTTTTTATTCAGATGACCGACGAACTAAACTTCGGTGCCCTGTCTGATGCTAAGCGAGAGGAGCTTAGCAGAACGATTGAAGAGCAGGCCCGTGTCATTGAGGAGCTTCAGAAGAAAGTGGAGTTCCTTGAAACCGTCATACAGGAGATGGAAATCAGATGGAACAAATGGCAATAGCAATCATGGCGCTAATCATTCTGCCGCCACTTGTCTTTGGCTACATCAAGATGAAGCGACACACAGACCGCATGCGACACGAGATGTGGAGGCAAGTCCCTCCCCCCAACTGGCGGTGCAGGAGGGGAGGGCGCGACTACCTCTGATTACTTGCGCTTATTCTTCAGCTTGACCTTCTGCTTCTTCTGCTTCGGCGGCTCGACGCTCGGCGTAGAAGGCGACGTTGAACTCAACTTGGGTTTGACGAATCTGCTCAGCAATTTCTTTACGAAGTCCATATTTCTCTTCCCTAGTTAAAGTTTCATCCTGCTGGATGTCCAAGTCCTGCTGGCGCAGGTTTGAGATGGCTCGCTTCTGCTTGTCTGCAAACCGCGATAGTGCGGCCATGCCAGCAACAGAGTCTGCGTAGGCAAGCTTCTCTTCGGACACTTCGGTCTCTGACTCCATGATCGCATTGAAGTCACGAGCGGCTTCCTTTGCCTCCTTGGCATTCTCGTAGAACGCGCTGGAGTCATACCGACCGTCGGGCTGCCTGTGAACGGCCTTCAAGATCGGGATCAGGTTCTGCTCAGTGGCCGACGCAGTGCCGGTGTTGGCCATCGCATCGAATGTCTTGATGACATCCTTCACAAACGTACCAGCACCGCCTGTCAGGAACGACGTGATGTACTCGACAGACTCAGGCGACACGTCGATAGCCATCTTTCCGCCAGCGCCACCGCCGGTCATCTCATACAGAGCAGCAGTTACGTTCTGGAACATCGTATCGCGAGTGTTGTTCCAGTACCGCTCGCTGTCCGGGGTGACTCCAGTGAAGTCTTCCGGCATAAGCGGCAGGCCAGTCTCCTTCTCGCCAGTGATGAGAACCATCGCCGGATCGATGAGCGTCGGAGACAGGAAGGTCGCCATGTTGTCCATCGAGCCAAGCGGCGAGAAATGAAGCGATGCGGAATCTCGCATAAACGCACCGACCTTTAACGGGTCTGCGCCATTCTTCAGGTCACGAAGCGCATAGCCAAGGTTCACGAAGAAGCCAAAGCCATACGGCAGCGGGACATTGTAGGTCTCGCCATTCGGCCCGAAGAACACAAGGTTCTTCAGCTTAGTCTGGCGCATTGATGGCTTATCCCAGTACGGCTCCTCATCGTCACCGACAGCGGAGGCCGCCATCTCTGCAATGAAGTATCCAAGGGTTGCAAGCCCAGTTGCGACAGCAGCGCCACGCTTGCTGAACACAGCGCTCACCGTGCGCTTTGCACCCTGAACTGCAGGGTTGAAGAACAGGTACATTCCGCTCAGCACCGGAGTCCACTTGCCGCGACGGTTGAAGTTGACCGTGATTTCCTTCGCAATGTTAGTCGCTTGGATGCGCGACTTACCGTTCTCCATTGCGACCTTGTATGCGGCAACACGAGCAGCGCCTTCGATGGCACCGTTGATGTCCATCATGAAGTTTTCTACGCCCTTCAGATACCGCATGGTCAGGCGGTGGTACGTCAGTGGCTTACCTATCGACGCCTGTGCGTTGCGATACATGGACATCAGATCACTGTGGCGGTCTTCGATCTGCCTCAGATCAAGCGCACCAGTCTTGCCGCCATCAGCACGATACATGTCGTAGTACTGTTTCAGGTCGCCAGTCCAAGCGTTGTTACGCTCAGCACGCCACACTGTGTAAGCAGCCTTCGGCAGTGTTGCCAACAGCTTCGCGGAACTCCACAGCCCTTGGTCGATGCCGGTGTTGATCAGCGATGTCTGAATGTCGCGAGATGCGTTGATCAGCACGAACGGCGGCGACAGCACAGTCCACAGCTTGGATAGCGTGCGGCCAAACGTATTCATGCCGCCAAGGATTGACTTGATCGTATCCGGGAACTGCGACAGGACACTCGTCATCTGCAGTTCTTCGAGGATCTCAGGGTCTTTGATGACCATGTGATACACCTCGCCACCCACACGGACTGGGAGAGTCTCCGCATCCTTCTGGATAGTCAGGCGGTATCGAACTTCCTCGACAGGGTTCTTGTAGAACGCACGCTGCATGACAGGCTTGTTGACCTGCCACAGTTCGCTGTCCTTGTTGCTCAGGATAAACTGCAGCCACGCCTTGCGTACATTGTTTCGCTCAACAGCGACAACAGCTTCCTCGTAGTCCGCCAAGATGTTCTCGACGATCGCGCCGGCTTTGCTGCTGCGACCAAGTCGACGCTTCGAGAATGCATTGGCAAGGTCAAACCGGCCATTGCCAGTCACCCGGCCAAGATCGTCAGCCTGCTCGAATGTCTTGAGCGGAACGTAGTAGTTGTACGTGGCGTTCCAAGCGGCCAAATCAGCAGGGCTGACAATGTCGCCATTGACCAGCGCAGCCTGAGTCATCTTTGTGATGTTCTGAATCTCATCTGCGATGGACTTCGTGCGCAGGAACTGTGGCATGTCCTGCCGCAGCGTTGCCATAACCTGATCAGCTTCAGCATTCGTCATGCCTGAGCCGCCATCTGGCATCTGCGGATTGATCGAAGCAATGCGACGGTTCGCTTCCTTGGCATGGTTGGCGTACAAGTACAGCTCAACGTCTGCAAGGCTGACGTTCATGTCAGAAGCACGCTTGAGGATCTGCTCGACTACGTCCTTGCGGAAGCGATCGAGACGGTTTCCGGCGCGGCCATACATGCGATGCATTGCCGACTCGATCTCTGTCGAGTCAGTCAGCACGCCACCCTGAGCAGCAACAGCCCTTTGCGCACGAGCAGTGGCAAGCACTTCGTTTTGCACGCCACGCAGCAAACGCTGCAGTCGACCGAACTCAGGCAGCCAGTACTTGCGGCCCTGACGCACCTTCGAGAACTGGATCTCAGGACGCTCAGGCGAGAACTCGCCAACATTCCCAACAGCTGACTTCAACTGTGATGGGTCGTACAGCGCGAGGTTCTTGGCCCCAGTCTCCTTCACGTAGTAGCTGTCGAAGCCGGCAAGCTTGATGGCGTCTTGGATCTCGACGTTCTCGATCATCTGCCACTTGCCTTTGGCAATGGCCTGCTCACGAGTCTCGCGGATACCGACGTTATTGGACTCCCAGATATCCAGAACTCGCTTGACGTGATCAGGATTCTCGAAGTCGAACGGATTCTCAGCGCGTATATACAATGGATACACAGATCCACCCGGCCCAGCGTACGTGTTCGCAACTCGCTCGTCAGGTGACACGAAGATCGCGCCACCAGTGCCGCGGCGGAACACGCTGATGCCTTGGTCGATAAACTCTTCAGCGCCAACAGTGGGCGGAATCGTGCCGTGATACATGACCTTTGGGCGGCCACGGCGGTCTACGATCTTGCTGTCGCCGAACCAGTTCCAGAAGTTCTGGATGAATTCAGGCGTGCTGGCAATCTGCTTGCCGTCAGCATTTGTCTCGCTGCGAACACGGGAGAACTGGATAGTCTGCTTGCCGATCGCATCTTCCTGCGCAGCTACGCCATCGTCGTAGTTCTCAATGGTCTTGCCGCCAAGCTCAGAAGCGTTGGCCGGGTCATAGACCATGAACACGACATCAGGCTCGCCGTTGTTGTACTTGGCGAACGTCGCCTTGTCCCAGCCTTCAGGGCTGTACTCGTCATTCCATTTAACGCGAGCAACAACCTTGAAGCCGTTGTCTGCATACAGCTCAGGAAGAACAGTGTCGAAGGCATCAAGCCGCTGTCCGCCCTGATCCACAGCAAGCTGCAGCATGGCGTTGGCAGATCCCTTCTGTCCGCTAAACACAGAGACAATGTCATTGCCCTTGAGGGCGAAGCCTGACTTGCCGTCATCAGAGATGAACAGGCGCATGTTGGCGTAGTCGGCCTCGTCGTAGACGTAGACCGCAGCACCAAACTTGCTGTTGTTCTTCGAGTCTTGGATGGCCTGACGGAACAAGGGCGCTCCGCCATCCAGCTCGTACATGGTGGGAGCCGGCTTGCCTACGGCTCCAAGTGCATTCTTGAAAGTAATGACCGGCTTGTATTCAGCCTTGGCGTCATTACTCAGAACCCGAATGCGTCGGCCATCTCCTGCGCTTCGGATCTTGTAAGACCCTTGTGCCTCTGCACTGCTCTGTCGATACCGCTTAATGACTTCGGAGACGAGGAGTCGCTCACGCTCTCTTGCGGTGAGCTGGCGGCCTGCTCTTTCTGCAGCATCAGGCTGTTCAACTTGTCCGACAACTCCAGCATCTTCGGCTTCGAGAGGCTGGCCAGCCACTCGTTGTGCGCCTCTTGATCCAGATTCGGCTGCTGCGCTGAGTTCTCTTCCACTGTATCCCTCCTTCTCAAGGATTTTACGGATTGCACCGGCATAGTCTTGGCTCGTTACACGAAGCTTCACGCCAAACGACTTGTACAACTCCTGCTCTGGATACCAGACAAGAGCCTGCATAGAAGCCGGCGGGATACGCTCGCCGACAACACCCTCAACAAGGGAGACTGTCTGACGAACAATGTCACGTAGGTTGCGCCTCTCAGACCCGCTCGAAGGTGCATCCTTCGGCTTGTCGAGGGACTTTAGCATGTTGGCCGCGTTATTGACTAGCGATGACTTGACGCGAGTCTTGTTGTCGTAGGCCTTGCGATTGACTTTGAAGTCACGCTCGTGCGCACGGGTAACAAGTCGGGCCAAAGTAACAGCTGCGTCATCGTCTGTTGCCGCGTTCTGCACAAGGTCTGCACTGAACAGACGGCTGCCAGACATGTTGCGGGAATTGATGAAGATGCCGTTGACGCCTTCAACAGCAAACGCTGCACGGAACTTGTCTCGCTGCGAGGCAAACAGCTTGGCGTCGAAAGCGCGAAGCTTGCCTATCAAGCGGCCAATGGTTCGCATGAACCACATGTCGATCGTGACAGGCTCGAAGTTGCCAGAGAGATTCGAGTAGAAGCCGAAGCCGATCTTCGGGCCGAACACAGACGAGCCAAGGATCTTCTCGTCAGCAAGTTCGTCGATGTTGAAGCCGACTGCATTCAACTCAGACGCAACGAAGTCAGTCTCAAGGAAGCGAGAGAATCGCTCCATGCCCATCTTTTCCATGAGCGTATTGGCAAGCTGGAAGTTGCTCACCATCGCGCCGCCGTTCTTGCCCTGCCCCTTGAGCGGGAAGGTGCCGCTCTTTCTGTACTCACCGTACACCTGCATGGCGAACTTGAGGTTGTCCTCTACGTTCAGGCCTTGCGAAGTGATGGCAACAGACAGACGGAATGCGGTCTGCGCTTCCTTGTCGGTGGAAAGCTCAGGAAACTTGAGCGATGCCATAGCGAGAGTGCGACGGATGGTCTTGTCATACCACTCCTTAGCGCCACCGCCGGCACGAACAGCAGCAACAACTTCGGCGGCAAGCATCTTCGCAACAGTATTGCGATCGCTCTCGCTGTCGAGGTCGAGCTGCCCAAGAGTGCCTTCTCGACGGGCACGCTCAATCTCAAGAACAGTGTTGGTCAGTCCGCCAACAACTGGTGTGTTGAACTGATCCTCGCCGGACTTGCCGGTCTGGTACTTGAGAGACGTGGCCTCAGATAGTTCTGCGTTGAGGCCAACATCTTCAGCAACACTGTCGGCGAAGTCGGGGTCTACCGCAGGACGCTTACGCGAGAACTGCGGCAGCTCCCTTACGACTTCTTCCTCAGCGGCTACTTCTTCCGGCTGCGGCCTGCCTTCTGCAGCGCGATCGCGACCGCCTGCTTCTGCGCCTTCGGCTTGCTCGACGGGCGGCTGCTCCCGATCTTGCCGGACTTCTCGTACTTGTTCATCAGCTCGCTCACGTTGCGGCTCACGACGCTCTTCGACTTTCCTTTCTTCAACGGCACGACGCTCTCCTATGTTGGTTGCCGGGGCTTCGTAGGTGCCGTCCTCCTGAACAGCACCCGCTGCCTTGACGACAGCATCTCGATAGTTCTTTGCGACATCGATCATCTCTGCGCGGGGCAGGCCGGTGACGGCCATAAACCGAACGAGACGAGCGTCGGCTGATTCACGGTCAGACTTGCTCAGCGTTTTTGCGGCCTTCTTCAGCTTAGCGCCAAGCTCGAACAGATCCTTGTCGAGGTCAGCGGCAAAGGTGACAAAGCGGCGGCCCTTCTGGCCAATGTTGACCTGAGCCTGCCGTGAAGGTGGAACCTTCGGTGGGCCAAGCTCCGCCGGTTTGGGTGCATTTGGGTCTAGTGATGTGCCGACCAAGAACGGATTGACCGCTGGCGCTGGGCGAGTAACGGCTGCGGCAGCCTGCACTGCGGCTTGCTGGTCTGCGGCGACCTGCTGAGCAGCCTGTTGTCGTGCCGTGATCCACTGCTGGAACGCTTGCTGAGCAGCCTGACGCACGGCCAGTGCATCCTTGCGGCTCTGGACGACCATCGGCTGGTAGCCCTGAAGCGCACTCAGGATACGGTCGATGATCTTGTTCAGCGCATCGAGGAATCCCTGAGCGGAAGTCTGATCGCCAGCTGCGTCGAACACTTCCTGCCAGAACTTCGGATCAGTCGATTGCTCGCCGACCATCTCAGCCACCAGCTCTGAGTTGAACTCAGCATCGTTAGCAACTTCCTTGCGAAGCTGGTTCTGGAACTTCTTGCTGACCTTCGCCTTGGCGAGTGTTATCAGCTGCTGATAAAGCTGCGGGTACTGAGTCTCCAGAACGTGGGTCAGCTCGTGGCCCAGCGTGTTCAGGAAGCTGTAGTTGTTGGCGTCGAGCAGGATGGCATTCGTGCCGGCAATGCGTGCGCCGTTGATGGCGACCAGCTCGCGGCCCTTGTTGGTCTTGACCTTGCCGCCCTTCGGCAGGCTGGCCCACACCACGTCCACCCCGAACGCATCCTTGATGACGGAGGCGATCTTAGTGCGCACCGGGTCAACCGGCGCTTCGGGGATGACAACCTTCTCCCCTTCTGGGAGGCTAAACTTTTCCCCGATCTGGTCGCTCGCAAGCTGCATTAGGGGGCTGACGGGAGGCGTAGTGATCCCTGTCGGGACTCGATACACCGCCCCAGCTTGGACGCCGGACAACCCGTTCTGTGTCGCCACACGGGTCGCCTCCGCCCTCTGGGCGACTTCCTCGACGGGGATACCCAGAGCCTCAGATACCTTGGAAGTCAGCTGACGCGCCGTCTCCGTCAGCTCAGGCGTCTTTGCAGGGCGACGATTCAGCTTGCCAAGGACATACAGCTCCTTGTCGGTAGGCGACTCGAAGGCGGCGAAGCGTGTGTCATCCGGCCCGAAGTTTTCGGTGACGGAGTTATCCACAGTAAGGCCTTCGGGCAGCTCAGTCGTGGCCAGAGCCTGTTCTGCAGCACGGGCGGCAGCTTCGGCATCGATCTCGACGAGCTGCTGCTTGAGGTCTGCAGTCGAGATAATTCCCGCACCCTCTGTCTCTGCGGGAGCAGCTGTTACTGGTGCAGCGGCAACAGCAAGAGCCGGAGCCGTAACCCCTTGATCCGTAACGACAGGGGTAACAGCTGTTCCAGCAGGCTCAACAGTCGGTGCTGCAGCTTGCGCGTCAGAAACAACAGTTGTGCTAGGCTGTGAAACAGTAGTTGTTTCGGCTGTGGCTGCGGGTTCTCCAACAGGTGCCACTGGGGTCGGTTGCGCTTCTGCAGTTGTGGGGCCGGCAGAAGGCTCCTTCCGGAGCGCGGTGGCAATCTCCCTAACAGCCTGAGTTGTTGCGCCAAGTCCGCCGCCAACGATCATGCCCTCAAGTACGTTAGCCGCAAGGTCGTTGACGTTTACGCCAGCCTTGGTGCCAGCTGTTCCGCCAAGGTACGCAGCGGCTTCTTCTACGCCCTCAGTTCCAGCCTGAACGCCAGTCTCTTGGAGGGTTCGCGGAATCGACAAGCCCTCGCCTTCAGGAAGTTTCTTGAAGATGCGGTTAGTGGCAAAACGCTCGAACATAGTTTCGACAGCGGCAACGCCAGCGGCGGTGGCAACGTCACCAACCGTGGCATCCTCAAGAGTTTTCTGATCGTTCTTGAGGCGCTCGTTAAGCACTTCGTTTGTGCGAGCAGCGGCATACACGGGAGTAGCCAAAGCTGCAGCAGCCATATCGGGAACAGATGTGATAACTCTTTCCGCGATAAACGGAATAAGAGTTAATGGATTGTCGCTTATGTTTTTTAGCTGAGTGCTAGGAGAGTAGCCAATGCTCTCTCCCCAGCCTCGAAGACCGTCTGCCCACTTCTGTAGAGTTGGGGCGACAAGCTTAATCCCAGCGCCAAGTCCGGAGATACCCGGCTGGAAGGCTGATACAGGAGCAGCTTCTCCAACGCGCTTCGTGGCCTCGACAGTTTCGCCAGCAATGGTTGCTGTTCTAGCGGCAGCACCATAAAGCGGGTTAGACGTGCCGGGTTGCTCAGCGGCAACTTCTTCAGGTGTTGTCTCAGGCGGAATAGCGGCGCGAGCGGGAGCCTTGAACAGGAAGCTAGTGTCGATAGACGACGGCTGAGTGCCCGTGATCAGCTGGTCATCCTGCTGTGCGGCGGCATCCTGTATCGCAGCGGCTCGTTTCTCAGGCTGAGTCGATCCGGTCTGCTTAAACAGGAATGAAGTATCAATGGCCATCTAAGCCTCCGGATTATTCAGCTGAAGCGTCTTGAGTCGTATCCATTGCAGACGATCTTTCTGCAGCGCCTCGACCAAACTGCGATCGCAGCTGAGCTTGGCCTGCGTCTGAGTTCACAAATTCGCGAACCTTTTCTGCCAAGAACTGCTGCTCGAACAGATTGTAAAGATTCGGCTGTCGAATGTTTACACCCTGATCTTTAGCAGCATTTCGCATGGCCTGAACAAACGCAGGATCTGTGCGAAGAGAGGATACAAGTGAGATGGCAAAGTCAGTCGCCTGCTTGCCGTTAGCTCCAGCGCCCCTAGCGCCGTCAACAGCATTGCGGAGGATCTCTTGACCTTGCGGCATAACAGGGGCGTTTGTATCAGTTGGCCCCTTCATGGTGGAGTAAAGCTTAGGAAGATCCTTCAACTTCACCTCTTGCGATCCAGCATCAAGCGCAGCAGCGCGTGAGCCGGCAAGTCTTGTCTGGCCGCGAACAAGACTGGTTTTTGCCTCAAGGTTTTCAAGAGTTGCAGTAGTGACCTTCTCTTCACGCTTGGCCTTCTGAATGTTCTCAAACGCATTGATGCCAAGCGCGGAGAAAATGTCCCCAAGCGGACGTGAGAAGGACTCGCCGCCCAAACTTTTTGCATCAATCTTCGCGGAGTTGTCCACGAGTGAGCCGGTGATCTTGACGCTGTTTGGATCAAGGTTGAGCTTCTTGGCAAGGAAGCCAAGAGACTTTGCATCTCGACCGTCAGTCAGGAACAGGTTAAGAGCCGCATCAGAGACACCAGACTTATCAAGATACCCGGCGTATTCCGCAGACGCCTTCATGTCGGTAGGCGACATCAGGCCGTTGTTCATGAGAATGCGGGTGTACCCAGAGTGATACCGCAGTTGACGCTCGCGGCCTTCGGGGGAGCTGTCATAAATGTCGTACTGCTTTCTGACAGTCTGCGCAGGAGCGGCTTGACCCGGAACAGCCTGAGCAGGCAGCGTTTCGTCGTAACCGAAAACGCCATCCATCAGCTGCCGGATTTCTCCAGCCGCCTTTTCCTGCTTATCACGCTGCTCGCGCCTGTACTGACGCTCCTCTTCTGCAGAGGCAAGCTGCGACATGCTGATAGCCTGCTGTCTTTTCTGCTCAGATCGGCGGAGGTTAAGCTCCTGCTGCTGCTGGAGACCCTTGACGAGACCTTCTGCGAAGCTTGCCATGATTAACCCTTCCTCAGAGCTTTGCGCCGACGCCCTTTGCGTACGGGCGTGTGGTACTTCTGAACCATGTTGTCGAAGAACTCTTTGCCCTTCTCGCGAACAACATCGGCGGGGATGATGTACTCGCCATTGCTCAGCTTGATTGGCGTGCCGTCAGAAGTATTCAGAGCCTGAACGCTGTCCGACGTTCCAGTGCCGGGGCCAGAGATCTTTCCGCCTGAGCCGTACTCGTTCTTACTGGCGTCACTGATCACATCGTCAACCTGACCGCCGTCGGCAGCTCCGGGCATGAAGTACCCCATAGCCATACCGCCAAGCTGGCCAAGTGCGCCGGCCAATCCAGCGTTTTGCTGACTGTAGGCGAGCTGGTTCTGGTAGCCCTGATTCAGAAGGTTGCCGGCACCTTGGATGCCGCCCATCTGACCCTGCAGTCCGCCCATCGCACCTTGGAAGCCAGCATACATCGGGGCGTTCTGCTGCTGCACAAGCGCACCCGTTGCGCCGCCGGCCTGTATTCCAGTGCCGATCGCCGACAGCTGCTGAGCAGGAAGGCCGCGCCCCATCGCTGCTGCGTTGTACCGCAGGCGGGTGGAGTACTCTTCGCCAGCCATGCGACCGGCGGTCTTGGCACCAGCAGTTGCAGCGGCTCCGCGAATCGCGAACTCGTCGTTCAGTGCGGCGAATCGAGCGGCATTCGGGTTCACACCCATGCGCGTCAGATTCCGCACTGCGGCGCTTCTCTGCTGAGCGAGCGATTGCTCGACATCGGCAGCAGCGCGGCCTGCAAAGATGTCGCCGCGATCCATTGCAGAAGCACGCTGCGCTTCCTCAACGAGGCTGTCCTCAAGGGCGCGGTACTTCAGGCGCTCCTTAGCGGCATCCTTCGCCATGTCCATCGCAAGCTGCTGTCCCTGCAGGTTGGAGGATACGAGCTGCTGGTATAGCGGCATCGTTTCCTGATACCGCTGCTGACCGAAGGCAAGCTGCTGCTGGCCAAGTGCTGCCATTTTGTCACCGACATCACGCATCGCGTTTGCAAGCGGCGTGAAGTCCGGCGGCGGGGGCGCGTCACTGCACATGTGTTACTCCTGAAGGATCTTAGTTAATTGATTGCCAGTGTGGTCATAGCCAAGGTGTTGCAACAGCCTGCCAACTTCGTTGACTTCCTTGACTGTCACACGTATCTCCGTCACCCCCATGTTCAAGAGAACATCTTCAACGTAGCGGATGAGGCGAATCCCGAGCCGACCTTTGCGGTATTCGGGCAGAATGAAAATGGTGTCTTCCTCAGCAACCCACTTCTGGGTGTGAGTACTCTTCGACAAGTACATCATGCAGTTGCCAACCAACCGGCCAGCAACTCGCACAGTGAACAGCATGAAGCGGCCCTGCGCCTCAGCGTTGCACATGTACTCGTAGTTAGGATTGAGAGCGATTCCGTGTCGATAGGATTCCGTCTCTGCCCAGTGCTGGGCATGGACTGGCTTGATCTCATCCAAGCAGTCCTTCAGGAACTCGACGTTGATAACTGCATCCCCATAATCTTCAGGGGGGATGTCCGCGATATTGATGTACTCATCGCTGTTACCGGATACCGATAACAGGATGCCAAGCGCAAGCTCCTCAGTGAGGACGTTGCCTATGTTGCGCTCAAGGATCTGCCTCAGAATGTTCACGGCTGCTCACCAGACGGCGGCGGCTTAGGGTATTTCTCCTTCACGGCGGCAACCTTGCGAGCCATCTCCTCAAGGACAGCGCCCCCCTTCCACAGTGCATCCAGCTGATCGCCTATCGGCGGGTATTCGGAGCGGCGAAGCTCTGCGTAGTCCTGATTAACCCGGAACTTCACAGCGAACCTCCAAGACTTTGTCTATGTGACGTATGTGCATCATAGTCACAACAATTGTCTGTGCGTACGAAACATCGAAGTCTATAGACCCTTCGTTTACGACAGCAGAATCTGCCCCGACGTAGACCTTGGTTCCGACAGGAACGCGCTCTATCCGGTTGTTCGTGACCGAAACACGGAATGGCGTGCGAGGCATCATTTTCCCTGCCTCGTGGTCATACCAAACCATGTTTGGGTTTATAGGCTCTTCGCTGTAAGCGACGGCAGCCTCGTCTCTGACGGCAACTGAATCAGGGGTTCCATCAAGGACGTACTTGCACCGACCGTCGACATCAAAGACAGCCATGAAACTCATCGCTTTGCCCCCAGCAGTGAGATTGTGCTGTTACGCAGCCAGCAAGGGTTACTGCCATTGCCCATCGGAAGGTCAACACGCCGGCTGCCAGTTAGGATCTTCACCCTAGCTGTCGTAATGTCTTTTGCCGTGAACGTCATGGCAATCGGGAGAGATGCCATAGTGTCTGCACTGCTGTCAGTGCGAAGTCCTACTTGCTGCTGCGCCACAAGGCGATACCCAGATCCGGTATCGAGAAGCATGAAAAGATGTTGGCCGGAATCGTTGTAGGTGTAGATAGAGCCGTCGTGCGTTGCGTAGTACACGATCTGCACAGCGGCAGTAGCGTCCACGCCAACCGTAACGACAGGAGTCTCAATAACCAGAATTTCGTTCAGGAAAGTCGGCGGCCCGTAGACAACTGTTCTCGTGTAGTCGCCATTGCCTGTGCCGACGAACTCGTAGTACTCGATGAGATTGCCAGTATAGAAATCGTAGTACTGAATGAAAATGTAGTCGCCGTTATTTGTTCCGACGTAGTTGTAGTTCTCAGAAACGCCGCTGCTCGTCATCTGAATTGCAGATGCATTAGGCACGTAAACGTCTGCAGCCGTGTATACCTGTGGCTGCGTGATTGCATTGCCTGCAATCTTCAGGGTGTTGACTGAAAGGTTCGCAATCTTCGCGCCATCGATGTTGGCGTTGGTGGCAATAAGCTGGTTCGTGATAGCGCCGCCGCTGATGGTCAGCAGTCCGCCGCTAGAAGTCAGTGTGTTCGTGTCAATCGCAAGACGAGACGTAGAGATTGTTCCGCTAGTGATCTTGTCTGCGGAAAGGCTAGTAATTTGCGCGTTACTGATTGTCGCGTTTTCAATTTGCGCAGTCGTAATCGTGCCGTTTTTTATGATGGCTGTATTTAGGTATGTAACCCCGCCTTCAACAATAAACGGGAACGAGTTTGTCGGCGTTCCGGATGCGGAGTTCGCAATGCGGAATGACGACGCAACAAACGTTGCTATGCCATTGACAATAGATAGCGTCGGATTCTGCGCAGTAAACCCTATGACATTGCCTAAACCATCAGTCTGCACGCTGGTGCTTCCGCCAGCATACAACTCAGTGCCGTAAGTCTTAGCACCATTGATACCAACAACTGCGTTGATGTATCCGGCAGTAATCTTGTTGGCAACGAGCGAGGCAATCTTAGCGGACGATATAGTCGCGTCCTTGATGAACGCGGTCTTGATGTAGACAGCCCCACCATCAACAGCAAACGGAACTGTGTCAGCAGACGGCGAGTTCGTTAGGTTATTGGCACCACTTGCCGGATCAACGATCGCGAACTTGTCTGCGCGGATAATGAACGCAGATGTCGGTGTGCCGTTGACTTCCGTGCTTGACAGGCCAAAGCCAGATACGTGCCCGTTGTTGTCGATCTTGACTGAGTACTGCCCAAGAAGCGTGTTGTTCGTGCCGCGCTGCGCAGTGAACCGCTGCTCAAGAGCAACAGACGACAGGCCGTCAGAGATGCGCACCTGCTTCACGGCGGAGGCAAACGGGATGCCTACGTTCCATGTGGCAGGATTGCTGGGGTTGGCGGCGTTCCATGTGGCGACGTCAGTCGCGTTGCGGATAGCGCCGTTGTTGTCGAACACCTCGCCATTCGAGAGTGTTGCGTAGCCGATCTTCGTCTGCTCGACGTTGACCACGGCTGCAGCAGTCTGAGGAATTCTTGAGTCCTCAGTGAGAACCCAAGCTGATCCGTCCCATCTGTAAGCAGCGTTGTTACTGGCCGTGTTGAACCAAATATCGCCAGTTACAAGCGCACCTGTTGGCGCTGTTGTTTGACGGAAGGTTTTGTTCTTGCTGGCGGCAACGGTCTCGACCGCGCTCATCCTCGTGGCAAGACCAGTCGGCCCGTTTACAGCAGTGTCTAAGCTGCTGTAGGTCTCCTGAAGTGTGCTGACGTTTCCAGTCAGTGTCCCAATTCTTCCGTCAGTAGTCTCAACCCAAGCGCTGCCAGTCCAGCGGTACATCTTATTGCTGTCGTCTGTGTCGATCCAAAGATCGCCGACAGTGAATGATGTTAGCGGGGACGGAGGAGATGTCGGCTGTGCGGCCTGCTGATAAACCTTCGTCTTCAGGTTTACCTGAGACTGAAGGCCAGTGGTTACCGTAGTTTGAGAGCTGTCAGCATTGACGCGAGCCGTTCTCTCTTCGCCAATGATTCCTGAGATGTTGTTGAGATTCAGGCCGGAAGCTGTTGACTGCCCAGTGAGCGTCGTCGACAGAAGCTCTCGCTGCGTGACCTCGCTGCTGTCTGCGTTAGTTCGAGCAGTGCGCTCACTGCCGATCAGTCCGCCCACCGTTGAAAGCGTGACGCCAGTAGGATCTGTGACCCCGATGACTGACGTCGAAAGCAGCTGCCTTGCTGTGGCTTCAGCAGAGTCAGCAGCGGCTCTTGCAACGGCCTCTTCAAGGATGGCCGCTTGTGACGCGGCAGGCGCATTGCGGCCAATCGAGATCCAGTCGATGTCGAACGTATCTGAGCTGGTTCCAAGAAGAAGCTGGATGTTGAGTATCGCGCCGCCAGTCCAGTCAGCAATGCCGTCAACATCGAAGTCGACGATCGTTGTCGCGCCTACACCGATACCCGGATCTGCAATCGTCTTCTCGTATGACGCAGAGAATCCGTGGCCTGACGTCTTCCATCGCAGCTTGCCGACCCAGCCAGTGCCTGCAACTCGCTTGAAACGCACTTTCACGATGCGGTACGAAGCACCACTGAAGCCGGGGTTGAAGTCTGCAGACAGGCTGATTGAAGGATCAGCGCCTGTCGGAGTTAGGGTAACGTATCCGTTACCAACAGACAGCGTGCAGTTAGACCCAGACCATCCATCAACAGAGCTGTCGAAGTGGAATGTGTCGTACGGATCAAAGCCGCCAGACACGCCGGCAGTCAGCAGCGAGATCTGCTGAGCAAGGGCGGAGTCCTGAGAGGATCTGGCCTGCCGCTCTTGGAAGATCAGTCCCGTGGTGAGCTGACCTAGATCACTTCCGGTATAGCCACCGCGCATCTGAGTGGCGAGCGTGTTTCGCTCAGTAGCCTCAGCAGAGTCTGCGTTGGCTCGCGCTGTAGCCTCAGCCTGAATGGCTGCAGTCAGCGTCGAGTTGTTGCCATTAACGGTAGCCGTTAAAGTCGTGATGTCCTGAGCCAATGCGCCGTCAGCGTTCTGTCTGGCAATCTGCTCATTAGTGATAGCGGTGCCACGAGCCGCGGCCTCATCAAGCAAGGCCTGCGCACGAGTCGCAGCCTCCGCATTGATTGCCGCAACACGAGCGGTGAACTCCTGCTTCATGCGGTAGTTCACTGAGTTGACCAGCTCAGTAGGCCCGTCGATCAGCTGAATCCTGCTTGAAAGATCCTTGACCAGATCGAGGCTGAGGATCTCTTCCTCAAGGATCTTGATCAGCTCAGCAGGGTCAGTCGACGCCTGAGCGGATGCAGACTCTTGGCTGTACGGGCCATTGACGTCAGCTTTGGATACGAACCGAACCCAGTAGTAGTAGGTGAATTCTTTCGCCCTTGGGCTGTCCATGTAGCCCTGCGCCGCGCTGGTTCCAAGCAGAGTGGCTGCGCCAATGTCATCGCTCTCAGCACGCCACACTTCGGCGTACTGGTGATTCTTGTAGAACGGCTGATCCCAAGTAATGAAGATGATTCCGATCGAGCCAAACGCCTCAACATTCTCAGGAGCTGGCGGCGGAGTCAGGTCTTCAGAGGGAACGTATCCGTCAGGGTCTGCGTTCGGCGGGAATATCGGCAGGCTAAGCTTCGCAGCAGATGACGCGGAGTAAGCTCCAGTAGCGTCCTTCGCCATCCCAAGGTTGACGAGATCGCGATAGGTGACATTGGCGTCAAGCTTGTTGCCAGAGACGCCCTCTCTGACGTCGAGAAGCATCTTGACCGAATTGAGAATGTACTCAACGGAGCCAGTGCCAACGTCAGGAATTGACGGAACTTTCGTCTCTGCGCTCATGCGCCTTTCAACTCAGCGGTAGACTGGGCCACAGCGATCATCTGCACAGGATCTTGTCCCTCAACAGTCACGTACCAGTTGCGTGCCAAGTACCCAGCTGGGAGGCGGAACGGGTCTGCACTCGCTACCACCTTTGTCAGCTTGAGTACGCCATCGGCGTATATTTTAAGCGTACAGTTGTTCGTGTATGTAGAGCAGAAAACCTGAGCCACGCCGAAGTTGGTCTCCTGAGCAGACTCAAAAACCTTCGACTTCCAGAGGTAATTGCGCTTGGTCGAGGACTTGTCCATCTTGACGATGTTGTTCGACTCGACGATGTGCAAAGAGTCCGACGTAGCTACAACATGGCCAGCTGTGGTCGTCTGCGTGCCGATCGTGAACGGCGCATCGTTGCCCACTAAGTTGAAGACGAGCAGCCCCTTGGAGTTGTCCGTCTTCGTGTAGAAGGCGTAGTACCGCCCCTCGTGAATGTAGGCATGGATGGACGAAGGGTTGTATTCCTGCCACTGCTTCTGCGACAGCATCTTTGCGGTGAGCAGGCTGACGCCGTTCAGGCCGATCTGAGCAAGGCCGTCCGGCGATGCATAGATGACTGAGTCGCCAGCATCCACGATAGACCGCTTTGAGACGCACGCCTGCTGAAAGGACGTCTTTACGAGCGTCATGGCAGACGGGTCGATGCCTGTAGCGATGTACGGGAAGGAGTCAGTCAGTACAGCGACCGACTGGCCGAACGTCCCAAGGCCGATGATCGTGGCGTCTACAGGCAGGAAGTTCTTGCTCGACCACGCATGCGGCATGAACGGCTCTGAGAAGCACAAATCCTTCCCAGAGAAGGCCGTGAAGATGCCATTGGCCATGACCTTCAAGCCCTTCAGGTTGGTCGGCGGCTGCTCCCAGTCGAGCGACGGCATGATCTCGCCCAGCTCAGTCTGCTTCTTGTAGTCCGTGTAGCTGGTGGTACCGACGGCAACCTCAGCAACGAACTGGTAATCTGTTGCGCTTGAGCCACTAGACGTGCGGTAGATGTACTTCTTGGTGATGTTGTAGCTTCCGGTCGGCGCACCCCCGGTCACGACTAGAACCCCCTCGTTGGGGTTGACGTCGATCAGGGTGGACGGAGCGGAAGGCGGCCCCTCCTCACCGTACTCAGAGACGTACGTGTAGACGTATACGCGGCTCTCAGCGGTGACCTTGGCCGGAAGTGCCCCCACCGCGCCAAACGCCGCCACGGCTCCACCCGGCGGCTCGTCGATGCCATTCTGGACGGCAGGGGCAGCGTTGCCTGAGATGCCGGAGCTTGAGGCCGTGTCCGTGTACGAGGATTGGGACACCGGCACTTCGACAACCAGCCGATAGGCGGAGTCCGTCACTGTGTAGGTGCCCGTCCCGCTGTAGGTGACGGTCTGGCGGTAGATGCGCTTCTTGGTGACATCGCTGGCTACCACCTCGTTGTGGGTGATATTGACAGATGTCACGCCGTCTATGACCTTGACCACGCCAGACGACTTGCTGAGGGTGCCCTCGACGTTGGCGGCGGTCACGAAAGCGGTCGCGTAGACGTTGGCCACCGTAGTTGCACCCGGAGTCACCGTAGTGTCAGTAAACGGGATGACCGCAACCGGCGGTGTGATCGGACGGGTCGGGCGGTTCTCGACGCCGGAAGCCAGAGGCGCACCCGCGGCCAGATCCGCATCCGTATGCAGGTCGATGTACTCTGCATCGCTCAGTGGGACGGTATCCACGAGGCGGAACGTGCCGCTCACCTTGCGGTAGATGCGCTTGCTGGTTATGTCCAAGTTACCATTGTTATCTGTCGGCAGACTAAACAGCTTCACTTTCGGCGGGTATCGGCGCTTGACGACATACGGGCCAGCCGGTGGCTGAGCAGGGAATGCCTGCGTGTTCTTGACCTTGAACACCTTGGAGTCAACGACCGCGGAGACTTCCCAAGTGTCGTTCCAGCCGGCCTCAGTCGAGCCGGTGACGCCGATGTAGTCCTTGACGGCAAGGTTGTGCGAGGCAGAGCAGGTCACTACGTAGGACGTGCCGCTCTCGTAGGTGAACCCGGTAACCAGAATGACGCCGGTATCGACGTTCGCAGAAAGCGCCTTGACCTTCACCTCAGCGCTGGGAGCGGACTCCTTGCTTCCGTCGGTGTTGATGTACGTCAGGACGTAGGTGCGCTCGACAGTGTCGGCCTCAGTCACCGGAACGCCAGTCACAAGCGGAACAACTATCGGCTTCGGGATGCCAAGGCGATACGAGTTGCGCGGGTAGGCAGATGAGCCAGAGGAAAACGCCACAGACTCAGGGGCGTAGCGAGGGTAGTCCTCGCCAGTCCAATACGTCCTGCCGTAGCTGTCCTGCGTGATGGGCGATCGTGCGATGTCCACGTCCGCCGTAAACTCAAACCAGTTCAGGGATTCGTCGACGTTGTCTCTGGCGCGGAAGATTGTCTGCACAGTGCCTGAAACGGTCTTGAGCGCAGTGACGGTGGTGTTGCTCTCGACAGGCTCGATGTTGCCGGAGAAAAGGCGAACGTCTTTGGCTTCTTGTGCCTCAGAGGAATCAAGGAGCTTTGGGTCGAGGATCGGACGCATGCCGCGAAATCCTCGAATCACGAAACCTGCCATGTTTTCTTCCTAGATGAGAATAGGTGGGCCTCCTAAAAAGACGGGGGCATTTCTGCCCCCATACATTTTAGGCCTTGGGAGCCTCTTCGACGGAAGGAGCCTGCGACATCTGCGACTGGGCCTGCCCCTGCAGCTTCTGGATCAGGCCAGCCACCGCCTCGAAAGGCTGCTTGGCAAGGGCCGCGATCAACAGGTTCGCTTCCTCCATCGACACTTCAAACTTCAAGCTATTCATCGTCATCTCCTGTTTAATCCAAGCAAATACAAACAGTTAACATTATAAGACTTAGTACACCAAAATGCCGTTGGCGTAGAACCGCGTGTTGCCGAACGTGTAAACAGCCCCGGCGTATGAGATGCGTTCGATCTTCTCGATCTTTTTAGGGCTGCCAAGCTCGTTCACAACGCTGTCCCCAAGCTCGACGACCTTCGCGAGACCCATGTCCTTGTACTCAGGGACCGGGACGAGGGACGCATACCCCTTGCCGAGGATATACAGCGGGTGTTCCTCGGACGCCTTGAGCGTAGAGCCGTCCTCAAAGGTGTACTGGTACATCGGGCGGTCGGCGCGAACGATGACCTCAGTTACCGGCACGGCGACATTGATCTTCAGCTCCTCGCTGTACGTGAGGATGAAGTCGCCGACCCGCACCTCGCCGATCGCCTTGAGTGACCCATCGCCCATCAGGATGAGGGTGTCAGGCGTGAAACAGCAGAACGGGCATCCCGTGTACTCGGTCTCAAGGTAAACGCGCCAATACCGGGTGTTACTACCCGACGTCGCGTTGACCTCGAACTCGGCTATTCGATATGCATTAAACCCAGTGCCTAGGACGAAGTTCGCCGTATTGCCTGTCCCGCTGCCGGATGCAACTAGAGTGCTTCCGTCAACCTGACCGGCTCCAAATGAGCCAGCGACTCTGGTCCATGTCCATGAAGCGGACTGGGTGCATGAAATGGAGGCTTGCGCTGTGCCGCCTGCTTCTCCATAGAAATAATCCTGAACCAAAACACGGCTGCTGGATGACGTGCTGCCGTCAGGGCTAAACGTACCGCCTGACGGCGGGACGCTTTTGCCATAGAAATCACTGAACGCAATCGTCCCACTTGGGAATGTACCGCTGGCGTGCGATGTCCCGCGATACGAGTTCAAGTCATTGCCGCGACCAAACTCCGCGTTGATCTGCGACATGCTGATCTCGCCAGACGACTGTAATGGCATGCCTTACCGCCCCCACGGAAGCGGCTTGGCCTGCATTGCCGCATCCTCAATCATGCGAGAAAGAACATTTGCAATGTGGTTCTTTGCGTGAGCTGTCGAAGTACTCGCGTCAATCCACGCGACTGCTTGTGCCTCAGAAAGCGAATCGAATGCCGTGAAGCTATCCGGATTAGCCGCAGGCAGCCGGACAGTAACCGGCATGTGAAACGCGAAGTCTCCGTCATAGCCCCATACGTTCACATCGATCTCACGTACCACATCGGAGAGTCCGCCCTGAGTAGAGACGCGAAGCCCGTTGATAGCGTAGGTATATGTGACAGCCATTCCCTGCTCCGATTACTCAGCAGGCGGCGTGTTTGGCTCGGACTGCGGAGCCGCCCACGGCATAGCGGGTTCCGTAACAGATTTGATTCGGATGCTTTCGGCGATAGCATCATTGACATGTTGCTCGTAATGACCGACCACAACAGCCTTGATCCAGCCGAGGACAACCTCTTCGGTAAGCTGGTTAAACGGGACAAACTGGTCAGACGGCACGGTCTGCGCGGTAAACGGGGTCGCCCCGGCGAAGGAGCCTTCGTTCCCGTTCGCATCCACGCCGGTCTTCACCCAGTATGTCTGGCATACGGCCTGCGGAAGAGTTACGCCCTGAGCGTTAACCTCGTCCTTGACCTTGATGCCGGTCACTTTCCACGTATAAGTCATAGACATTTTTTACTCCTCGTCAGCAAGTCGCTCAGATATGTGTTTCTGAAAAAGTTGAATCGTTGCAGCAGGGACTCGTTCTTCGATCCACGAAAGCAGGACGGACTCGGTAACTTCAGGCGCTGGTATAAAACTATTCGGATTTAGATCGCCCTTAATGACCTTCTCTCCATCAGCCGTGTCGATTGTCCTGTCTGCGACCGTGAACGGCACAACGCCCTGACAAATCACAGTGCGTCCACTTTGACTTGTGCCAACGTAGTCAAAGTGGATGTGCGTCACCACGCCAGACAATGACCCGACATTCGTCTTGTTCGTCTGTCGAATAGCAAAGTGGTAAGCGATGCTCACTGTAAAGTCCTCCCGCGAAGCTCGGCGACTTCCGCGTTCAGCGTAGCCACCTGTGACTTCAGTTCCTTTATTGCCTCGATGAACAGACCAGCGAAGTTGCCGTACTGTACACCGTACTCATCGATGTCCGCCGCGTAGGTGACAACTTCAGGCAGTATCTCATTGACCTCCTGAGCGATCACGCCGATCTCGCGGCGATTCGGGTCGGTCTTTTCGTCGTCTTCACCGGGGATGCGGGTGTAGTACACGCCGCGCAGTTGCGCCACCTTATCGAGTGCGCCACCAACGGTGACAACATTCGCCTTGCGTCGAGCGTCCGAGTACGCGACCACGTTGCCTGTCGAGTAGATACCGCCAGAAACGTACAGCCCATAAGAGGACGACGTTGTTGACGTGTTGATACCCATGCAAGTATTGCCGACGAGGTAGTAGAAATACCAACGCCCATTAGCTTCGCGGTAAACGCCGCCGTTACCACCGCTGTCGTACATCATCCCGTTGACGGCGCTATGGGAAATGTACATGCCGCTATACGAGTTTTTGCTACCGTCTATCTGTAGCTGAGTGTAAGTGGAGCTAGCATTCGGATAAAAATGCACACCATAGTGATTGGGCCAATAAATTCCGTATGACCCGTCCATCTGAATCCAAGTCGAAGGTCGGAAGTACGCCCCGCCAGCCAAGGTCAGGCTGTATAAGTAGCTATTTCCATCTGGATTGCAGTAGTAACCAGTGTTATCCCAGTCGTAAAAGATTGTTCCGCGAACATCGCCCGGAGTCCTAAGACTTCCGCCACCCCAAGCTCCCTTGAACGATCCGTTTTCAAGTATGAGCATTCCGTGCGAAGCGAGGTTTGCCGCGACACCGCCAGCGTTCGGGTGCGACCACGCAATGCCATAAAGCGACCCGCCGCTTGTGCCGTCTGCCGCAAGCTTGTAAGAGTCGCCCATTGCCCACACGCCTTGCAGGCGAGTAGACGCGTAAACGCCGACGACGCTGTGACCGTAGTTGTTGTCGAGATATAGCCAGTTATCAGCCCTGACCGTGCTAATACGGTTCAGAACTGATGTACTAGCCGCGTCGATGTAGTACCCGGTGTTGTTGTAGTCGTAATAAATCGGCGATCGAATGTCGGTAAAGCCGTACGTGCGATCCGACTGAACTTCATTTAAGCGGGATACGCTTGTCGGGTCTGTGTAGTACGCCGTATTGTTGCTGTCATAGAAAATCGGCGATCTGAAGCTTCCGTCGGCGAATGCTATGTTCTCAAACCACGCAGTAATCGATCCTGCACCGAGCGTTGCCTTAATTGAACCGGCTGCCGCTACATAAAGCCCCCAGTCTGACGTTCTGTTCCCGCCACCCCAAAGATTTGGGTGCGCGTAGCCGATTCCGTACATGTTTGAAAGCGAGCTATCCGTCGGGTTATACGAAGAGCCGATTGTGTAGATTGGGTTCGTGTATGCGGAATTGCCGCCGACATTGTTGTAGGAGCCTTCAAGGAATCCCTCTGCGTGAGCAGCGCGGGTTATTTTTATCGGACGGAGATCGTTAAGGCGACTTGTGCTTGCCGGGTCTGTGTAATAGCCAGTGTTGTTATAGTCGTAGAAGATAGGCGCACGGGACGATCCCTCGATCAACATGTGAGCTTCTTGTGTTAGCGCCGCACGGTAGCTTGTGCCGTCCCTATACCAGAAAAATGCGTTAGTGCCGTAGTAGTTATTAACGCCTACCTGCCAATTTCCGTTGGCAGAATTGTAGGCAACATCTACTTCACTGGCGCTGCCATTTCCGATCGTAACGCCGCCAGCGCCGTTCGCGAGGGCGTACGAGCCGACGTTCGAGCTATCGAGAACAGTACGCCACGCCTGCCAGTTGCCGGCGTTCTTTCCGCGAATCGCGATCTGCCCTGAGCGGTAATCACCTGCTATCTGGTGCTGCCATGAGCCGCTATACGCTTGAGAGTACAAAGCACCGTCTGAAGCGTTGCCAGAGAAATTCGGAACACCAGCGGTGTAGTAGGAGATGCCGTTACTATCGATATTGTCTGCATTTACGCTAGCGTTCGATCCGGTGTTTACAAAACCCCAGCCGTCGATCTGATCTGCCGTGCCAGCGGAGTCTGCGTATCCAGCTTTAATCTTCGTCCACGAAGTCCAGCTACCCCCCTCCCTGTCTCGCACATAGATGTACGTGTCGCTGTTCTGTGCGCGTCGCGGGTAGTACATCTGCGAGCCGTACGACGAAAGCGCGTAGTCGTTACCGAGACCAAGCGTGAAGCCATACCACTGGTGACTTGCCGTTCCGGTTGGGCTGTTGCCGCCTTGCTGTACGTAGTACGCGCCGAATCCCGGCACGTTGTTAAAGTCTGTGTACGTGCTGTGGTTGTTCCCCATGTTATTGAAGAACTGCGCCGGGGCGAGGTTTGCTACCGTCGCCGCATTGCCGGTGACGTTGATTGACCACGTACCGCTGGCGTAGCCACCCGTCTTTGTCGGGGCGTAATCAGTGTAGTTTCCGGCTGTCAGGGATTCGTAGAAAGTTCCTGTGCCGTGACGTGAGTAAACTCGATTCTCTGCGTAGATATTTCCAGAGTTTGCGTAGATGTTTCCGCTTACAATAAGCCGGTGACCGGCATCCGCCGCTTGACCAATACCGACGTTACCGCCGGACATGGCTATGACGTTTAAGTGATACCCGTTGTTTGAGCTGTTCGGCGTGATGAATCGCACGTCATTTCGGAACATCACCTCGCCACCGACCCCGCTAAACGATCCGCTGGCATTTCCGATCGGATCAACGCCGATGCAAGTCGTCTGATTCGATGCGGTCGAACCAAGAATAATTGCGCCGTAACTTGCTGAGTATCCGAAATAGCTGCCCTTGACTGCAGCCATTGTGCCGTACGCAGAGGAGACGGACAGTGTTCCGGAGATTGTGCCGCCGCTCAACGGCAGAGCGTAGGTGCCGACGTTTCCGGTGTGAATGTACAGATTACCGGAAGCGCCGCCTTTGCGAAGCTCACCATTTGTCAGCAGCGTCATTTGCTGCGTCCAGTTGTTGGTTGATGCTCCGGCGATGCTGTAGTACGTAAGCCCACCGTCGCTCTGCGTGTGAACAAGCCAGCCTGTATCGCTCGTCGTGCTGCGGAACGTCATCGACGGATAAGTCCCGTAGATGATTAACTGCTCGTTAAACGTGCCAGACCCCCAATTCGAATCTATGCGGAGGTCTCCGGTCAGAGTCCCGCCGCTTAACGGCAGATAGCTCGACAGCGATGAGCTTGTGATGTACCCGCTAGGGTTCGTGCTGTTGTACGGCGTATAACCAAGAGCTGTAGTCACCTGACCAGAAGTCAGCGTCAGCGTTCCGCCAAGGGTCAGACTGCCGCTGCTTGTGACAGACCCAGTAAGAGTCAGCCCAGAAACAGTTCCAGTTCCGCTTACAGAGGTGACCGTTCCAACATTGGTCGTGTAACCAGCAGGGTTAGTCGCGTTGTACGGCGTATAGCCAAGCGCCGTAGTTACCTGACCGCTAGTAATGCTGCTGACGGTTGCGGCATTACCACTGATGGAAATGTTCCATGTGCCGCTCGCCCCAGTTCCGTTAGGTTGCGGAGGCGTATACCCGAGAGCGGTCGTTACCTGTGCGCCAGTGATGCCAGTCAGGTATCCGCTGTCGTTCGTAAACGTACTGACATTTGTCGGCTGCGTATATGAAAACACGCCAGTCAGTGTGCTGTAGCTCAAAGATCCTGACGCACTAACAGCCGCTCTAGCACGAGCATTCGTGAAGTACAGGTTAGTGCTGCCTTCAGGAACGGCGTCAGTGCTTCCGGGTGACGCTGTAATCTCTACATACGCAGACCCAGACCAGCGGTAGGTCTTTGAGTCAGATATCGTGATATAGATCTTGCCAGTTTCGCCAGTACCGGGAAGCGCTGCATAGTTCGCAACTTCGATAACGTCGTCCACGTAAGACGGAAGCTGGTTTGATGGAACCTTGCCAGAGCTGTCGAGTGACGCATAGCCATTCGCAACAGCCTTGTTGGCAACATTCTCAGGGGTGAAGCCAAGAGCAGTCGTAACATCGCTAGAGGCAATGTTCGCACCGCTTGTGACGCGACCCTTGGCGTCAACGGTGACCTTAGAGTACGTACCGGTCGTAACGCCGCTGTTGGCGAGCGTCAGGGCGACAGGCGAGCCAGTCGTGCCAGTTCCCGTGACATCGCCTGTGAAGTCCAGAGAGCCAGACGGAATGGCGACCCAAGACGGATTAGTGCCATCAGTGCTGAGATACTTTCCAGTGTTGCTGGTCTGCGAAGGCAGAAAGCTGTTCTTAACAGCCTGAGTCGGGCTGCGGACTTCAGAGACATGCAGGTACTGGGCGTGATCGTCGTCAGACAAACCAGACAAGTTACCGTGGTCAGTAGCAGGGTTTGCGACGGAGCCAACTGCGGAGATCGAACGCAAATCGACAATACTGACGAGTTGGGCGTTCACGCTATTTGCGTAGCCGTCTGAAGCTTTATAAATCAGTTTGTACAGCGGCCTAAACTCAACTGATGGGAACCC